TCTTTTCCAGTTTCTTACAGAAGGATCATTGCAAAACACCACTGGTTCTAAAGTCAATCGAGTGAAATTAGCACCAACTAAAAAGGGAATCGAAAATTTTCTAACCGATTCATTAATCGAAATCCGTCCGATGTCGATAAATAAACTACAGGGACTTCGATGTAAAATTGCTACTGTAGATGAATGGCTTTCCGGCGACATTCGTGAGGACGTAGTGGGAGCCATAGAACAGGGTGCTTCCAAAGTAGATGACTACCTGATCATTGCGACAAGCTCTGAGGGTACTGTTCGTAATGGAGCAGGAGACACAATCAAAATGGAGCTTATGGACATACTGAAAGGCGATTATGTAAACCCCCACGTTTCGATCTGGTGGTACAAGCTTGATTCTTTGGATGAAGTGGCAAGACCTGATATGTGGTTGAAAGCAAATCCGAATCTTGGTAAGACGGTGAGTTATGAAACTTATCAGTTAGATGTAGAGAGGGCTGAAAAAGCTCCGGCAGCACGGAATGATATTCTGGCAAAACGCTTTGGCATTCCGATGGAGGGTTATACCTATTACTTTACCTATGAAGAAACCCTCCCCCACCGTAAACGAGACTACTGGCAGATGCCATGCTCTCTTGGCGGAGACCTGTCACAAGGTGACGACTTCTGTTCCTTTACCTTTCTGTTTCCGCTTTCAAGAGGAGCATTCGGCGTTAAGACACGAAATTATATCTCGTCTCTGACATTGCACAAACTACCTGCCGCTATGAGAATCAAATACGATCAGTTCATGGAAGAAGGCAGTCTGATTGTTCTGGAAGGAACTATTCTGGACATGATGCAGGTGTATGACGACCTTGATAATTATATTTCTGAATGTGGCTACGATGTTCGATGCTTCGGTTATGACCCATACAATGCAAGGGAATTTGTCACCAGATGGGAAGCTGAAAACGGTCCGTTCGGAATTGAAAAAGTAATTCAGGGAGCAAAGACAGAATCCGTTCCGCTTGGAGAATTAAAAAAACTTTCAGAAGAACGTATGCTGTTGTTTGACGAAGAACTTATGACCTTCTCAATGGGAAACTGTATCACTCTGGAAGACACTAACGGTAATCGAAAACTGCTCAAGAAGAGACGTGACCAGAAAATTGATGCTGTTGCGGCTATGCTTGATGCTTACGTTGCTTATAAACTCAACAGAGAAGCTTTTGAGTAAAATTTGACAATTTGTTTGAAATTGTATATAATGGGAGTGTGACTAATGTATTCATATGCCGATAAACTTTACCACCACGGTATTCTCGGACAAAAGTGGGGTGTACGCCGCTATCAGAATGCAGACGGTACACTTACTGCTGCCGGAAAAGCAAGACAGGACAAAAAAGACAGCAAATGGGCACAGAAAAACTACGACAAAATCTACAACAAGACATACAATAAGTCATCTAAAGAGATGAACCAATATGTTAAAAAGGAACTTAATTCCAAATACAGTGAACAGGTCAAAAGCGGAAAGGTAAGTAAAAGCTACATAAATGATTATAATAAAAAGTTAGCAGAGCTTATGAATAAATCTGCAAAAGACATCACCGCACCATCAGGAAAAGTTGTTCAGTTTGTGGCTAAGCGAGGAGAAATGGGAGTACATATGGCTCTTGCCGACAAAGGGTATGATATGAGCCAACTGAAAAACGGTGTATGGGCTTCGGGCAAAATTGCATACAAGAGTAAATCGGTCAATATGTCACATTCTGTTTTAAATGACAGTTCATCAGAGTTATTACATTACGGTGTAAAGGGCATGAAATGGGGTGTGAGAAGAACCAAAACAACCAGCGAAGCATAAGATACATTGGTGACAAAGCCACTGCAAACGTTAATCCTGACAATGGTAATATCACAACTGTTTGGAAAACAGGTAAGAGAGTGAGAATGAAATATTCAAAGGAAGGGTGAGTAATATGCCGCGTTACGAAGATGACAGAGATGCAACCAAAATATACTCAAAAGAACAGATTGAGTATATGAAGTCACTCGGACTTAATTTTGACTATGCAAATATGACCGATAACAATTGGTGTGAGCTTGAAGAAACTGTCGGAGATAGGCTTACATTAGGCTGTCTTGATGTAGACAATGATTATAAGCCAAATGATGAAGGAATGTTTTGCTACTCCATTCTTGATTTGCTGCCAACTGATGATTAATAAAATAGTTCAAACTTTTAAGAATCGCTTCGGCGGTTCTTTTTTTATGCCTAAATTTAAGTAAAACCTAACCAAAGAAGGAGAAAATTCAAAATGGAGATAACATTTGGATCCAGACTGAAACACGCCTGGAACGCTTTTTTTAACAAAGATCCGACGAGCAACTATCGTGATGTCGGAATGGGATATTCTTATCGCCCGGACAGACCCAGACTTACTCATGGAAATGAACGATCCATTATTACATCCGTATACAACCGCATTGCACTGGATGTTGCAGCAGTCGATATTCGTCATATTCGCATTGATGAAAACAATCGCTTTCTCGAAATAATTCCCTCCGACCTGAATAGCTGTTTATCCTTAGAAGCTAACCTTGATCAAACCGGACGAGCTTTCATTCAGGATGTCGTCATGTCCATGCTGGATGAGGGATGCGTCGCTATCATTCCGGTGGATACAACGTTCAATCCGGAGGTTACAGGTTCTTACGATATTCAGTCTATGCGAACCGGCAAAATCATAGAGTGGCATCCCCGGCATATCAAGGTTCGTGTATACAATGACAGAACGGGTCTGAAAGAAGATATTCTTATTCCGAAAAGCATGGCTGCTATTATTGAAAATCCACTGTATGCGGTCATGAATGAACATAACTCCACGATGCAGCGATTGATCAGAAAGCTGAATCTGCTGGACGTTGTAGACGAACAAAGCAGTTCGGGAAAATTGGATCTGATTATTCAGTTGCCATATATCATTAAAACAGAAGCAAGACGTAAGCAGGCAGAAAATCGTCGTCAAGACATTGAAGCACAGTTGTCCGGCTCAAAGTACGGTATCGCTTATACCGATGGTACAGAGCACATTACGCAGCTTAATCGTCCTGTTGAAAACAATCTGATGTCCCAGATTGAATACTTAACGAGTATGCTATACAGCCAGTTAGGAATCACGCAGGGTATTTTGGATGGTACAGCGGACGAAAAGACGATGCTTAACTACTACAGCCGTACAACCGAACCGATTCTTTCTGCTATTACCGATGGCATGAAGAGATCATTTCTGACGAAAACCGCCCGCTCACAGTTGCAGACTATTTCATTCTTCAGAGACCCGTTCAAGCTGGTACCAGTTTCTGAAATCGCTGAAATTGCGGACAAATTCACAAGAAATGAAATCATGACATCGAATGAAATGAGACAGATTATCGGCATGAAGCCCTCAGGTGATCCAAATGCGGACGAACTCAGAAACAAGAACCTGAGTAAACCATCCGAAGACAATGTGCGCGATACGTCTGAATCTATTTTACAAAATACAAAGGAGGAAAAATCAAAATGAAGCAATACGACTTCAGTGGCTGGGCTACCCGAAACAATCTTAAATGCTCGGATGGACGTACCATCATGAAAGATGCATTTAAGGAAAATGACGGGGAAATTGTTCCGCTTGTCTGGAATCACCGTCACGATGAATCATTCAATGTGCTTGGACACGCATTGCTTGAAAACCGTGAAAACGGAGTTTATGCCTACTGTACGTTCAACGATACGGAGTCCGGCAAAAATGCAAGATTGCTCGTGAAGCATGGCGACATAACGGCGCTTTCAATCTATGCAAACCAACTGCGGCAGCAGGGTGGTAATGTTCTTCATGGAGCAATTCGTGAAGTAAGCCTTGTACTTGCAGGTGCAAATCCCGGTGCATACATTGATTCTGTGATCAGCCACGGAGAATCATCAGATGAGGAAGCCATCATCTACACCGGAGAGGATATTGTAATCAGCCACGGATCTGAAGAATCCGAAAAAGAGGAGGAAGAAATGGATACTACATCAAAGAAGGCAAAATCTGAAAACGAAGAAACCGTTGCAGATGTATTCAACACACTTACTGAAAAACAGAAGACTGTCGTTTACGCACTGATTGGACAGGCACTCGAAGACAGCAGTAAATCCGACAGCGATGAAACCGAAGAAGGAGGTAACAAAATGAAGCATAACGTATTTGATCAGGACGAGGAGATGACCGGCGAGGTACTGAGCCATTCCGAAATGATGGCTGTTATCAGCGATGCCAAGCGATACGGCAGTATGAAGCAGAGTGCATTGGAACACGGTATTACTAATGTTGACTATCTGTTTCCGGAGGCAAAGACTATCAC